GTCAAACAGCACTTGACAGTTTACAAGGTCGTGGCCCTACACAAGTGTTTACACCTGTATGTTCATTACCAGAAGTTGAAGCCTTGATGTACAACTGGGGCTTCTTTGAAACTAACATTCACTCAAAGAGTTACAGCCATATTATTCGTAACATCTATAATGTGCCTAAGGATGTGTTCAACACTATCCATGATACTAAAGAAATTGTAGACATGGCCAGTTCGGTAGGTGCCTACTATGACAAGTTGCACCGAATTAACTGTATGAAAGAAATGGACGGATCAGTTAATGAGAAGGAACACATTAAAGCAATTTGGCTAGCACTGCATGCCAGCTACGCATTAGAAGCATTCCGATTTATGGTATCATTTGCCACAAGCCTGGCCATGGTGGAGAATAAAATCTTCATCGGCAACGGCAATATCATCAGTTTGATTCTACAAGACGAGTTACTACACAAAGGCTGGACTGCTTATCTTATCAATCAGGTAATCAAGGAAGATCCGCGATTTGTTGAAGCTAAAGCTGAGTGTGAACAAGAAGTATATCAGCTGTATATGGATGTTATTCGTGAAGAGAAGGACTGGGCAACTTATTTGTTTAAAATGGGGCCAGTTATTGGACTCAACGCAAATATCCTACGCGACTTTGTAGATTACACCGCAGTAGATGCATTAAAGCAAATTGGTATTAAGTACCAGGCAAGTGCTCCTAAGTCGACTCCAATCCCTTGGTTCAACAAACACAGCGATACTAGCAAAAAACAAACAGCACTACAAGAAAACGAATCGACAAATTATGTCATCGGAGTCATGGGTGAAGGTATTGACTACGATGCCTTGCCTGTGCTATAATAAAACATTGGAGAAATTATGACAACCCCAGTTATTGTATGGTCAAAGTACCATTGCCCCTATTGCGATCAAGCCAAGGCATTGCTAACACAACAAGGTGTTAAATTTGAAGAACGTAAAATCGGAGATGGATACACTCGAGAAGAATTATTAGAAGCAGTACCAAATGCTCGAACAGTTCCACAGATTATCATTAATGGAGCATCTATTGGTGGCTTTACAGAATTAAGAAAATATATCGACGAAACCGGATTCAACGGTACCGGATACTAAAAAGGAAACTAAAAATGTTAATCAATAAAGGCGTATCAGCAGGCGAAGTTATTACACTGAAACTCACAAGTGGTGAAGAGATTGTAGCTAAACTAGCAGAAGAAACAGATGCTTATTATAAACTCAGTAAGCCTATGGTCATTGGTATGGGACAAAAAGGTCCTGGACTAATGCCATATTTGTTTACAGTTAGTCCCAATACCGATGTTAGACTACAAAAGTCTACAGTAACAGTAGCAGAAGCAACTGACGAAGCATTTGCCAAACAGTTCCTTGAGTCAACTACTGGAATTGCTCTAGTCTAATGCCATGCACAAGTTTGTAATAAAACGTAATGGTGTTTTAGAAACTTACACACAATACGAAGACATACCAGACGACTTCGATCATGTAATCGAGTTCATTCCGGAAATTCCAGATGGGCCACACTCAGACGAAGAGCATGATGAATTAGCAAAATGGAATGATCGATTACAAGAATTAATGAGGAAAGAATATGCCCGCAGTAACAAGAATAGGTGATGCAGACGTAGCACATTGTAGCGGAATGACTAGAGCTGTTGGCTCTGGTAACGTATTTGCTAATAATATTGCTATTAGCCGACAGACTGATGTAAACACTGGACATTTACTCCCAGGTGGCAGAAGTTGCGGATCACATGCCGCACCAATTACTACAGGATCTCCTACAGTTTTTGTAAACAACTTAGGTTGCGGCAGAGTAGGAGATGCTATTACTGCCTGCACTAGCGTGGCTGCTGGCTCTCCAAACGTATTTGCTAATTCATAATCAATGAACATTTATCTAGACATGGACGACGTAGTTGCCGATTGGATGCCAGCAGCTCGAGCCATTGTTGATCGTAACTGGAACTACGGTGAGCGTATTCCGGACAGTGATTGGAACAAGGTAAAGGCCAAGGCTCGATTCTATAGAGACTTGCCTGTCAAATCTGGCGCATATGATTTAGTAGAATATTGTAAACAACGTACTACTGAAACCGACGGCACCCTACAATTTTTAACAGCACTACCACACGATTATTCTGTGCCGCATGCCAGCTATGATAAAGTAATGTGGGCTAATGAACGTTTTCCAGGTATTCCTGTCCTATTTGGAATATACAGTCACGATAAGTGGAAGCACTGTAAAACTCCAACAGACATTCTAATCGACGATCGCACAAGTAATTGTAATGAATGGATTGCCGCTGGAGGCAAAGCCCACATTTATCGCAATTGGCAGGATTGTTTAATTTGGTTTCAACAGCAAACAGAATTATGAACAGTTTAGAGAAAATTTGGGCAAGAGCAACGGGTCATTTAATGGGCCAAACAGACGAAGACCGTCCAGATACACCTATACTTACTTTAAGAGAAGCACGTATAGCATTGTTTTTAAAGACCTTCTGGGTCATCATACATGTGATAACGTGTTGCTTCATTATTGCGAACACAATACGTCACTGGTAATAACTAATATAACAAAAGGAGACCATAACATGGCACAAAACAAATACGCAGAATTCACCGCAATCGTCGAAGCAATGGAAGCAGACTTCGAAAAGTTCTATGACAAGGAAGTTGGTGCTGCCGGCACCCGTGTACGTAAGGCTTGTCAAGACCTAGCCAAATTGTGCAAAGAAACTCGTAACGATGTAACAGCCGTTAAAAACGCTCGTAAGCCAGCAGACAAGAAATAAGTCAACGAAACCCTAGGTAAATACGTTATATAGTTACAAGGGGTATAATATGAAAAAACTTTTAATTGTTCTTTTACTAACGGTCAGTGCTACAGCATTTGCTCAACATAATCATCACTGGAGACATCACGGTCATCGTAATGCAGGTCCAGGCTTTGGTTATTGGGTAGCACCGTTGGTCATTGGCGGCATTGCAGGTGCGGTGATTGCTAGAGAGAATCAACAGCCTCCTGTAATTGTACAACACCCTCAAGTATTCATTCAGCGTCAAACAGTTTGCACTGAGTGGAAAGAAATACAAAATTCCGATGGACAAGTCTATCGTGAAAGAACTTGTACACAATAAGGAACATATTATGGCAAAATTTAAAGCACATCATCCTCGTTCAGTAAAAGCCACTGCTCGTAGAGTTCTTAAGAAGAAGAAATAATGGCATACTCAGATAAAGTCGTAGACCACTATGAAAATCCCAGGAATGTCGGATCTTTTGACAAGGGTGATACTGATATTGGTACTGGTATGGTTGGTGCACCTGCTTGTGGCGACGTAATGAAATTGCAAATAAAGGTTGATCATGATACAGGTATTATTACAGATGCAAAATTTAAAACGTATGGCTGCGGATCGGCTATTGCGAGTTCGAGCCTTATTACAGAATGGGTCAAAGGCATGCACATCGACGAAGCCGGATCAATCAAAAACTCCGACATTGCCGAAGAACTAGCCCTTCCTCCAGTCAAAATACACTGTAGTATTCTAGCAGAGGATGCAATCAAAGCAGCCGTAAATGATTACCGTAACCGACATAGCCAGCAAGAAAATAAAACAACTTCTGTCTAAACGCGGAAAAGGTATTGGCATACGCTTAGGTGTAAAAACTACAGGCTGTAGCGGACTTGCTTACACGTTGGAATATGTTGATAGTTATACTGCCGAAGAAGGAGTCACTAACTATGCTCAACCAGACTTTGCAGTATTGATTGATGCAAAATCAATTGTATATCTAAATGGACTCATTGTTGATTGGGCTCGTAATGGACTCAATGAAGGATTCGAATTTCGCAATCCTAATGAACGTGATAAATGCGGGTGTGGAGAAAGTTTTAGAGTATGACAAAGTATTGGTCAAGAGAAGATACACAATATTGGATAGCACAGCTAGAAAATCGTTTGGAAGATATAGATTATTATTTGAATCGCACAGTTGAATGGTGCGAAAACAATGGGGTATGGGATCGAGAAAAAGTCTTTAGCCTTACCTTTGTTACTGTGATTTGGGTCTGCCACATGCGGGGCGAAGACGTAAGTCGACAAGAAATCTATGAACTTTTGGGCATTGAAGACTATTATAACTGTGAAGATCATGTAATGGAATTGGGTAGTCAACTTAACGGATTAGACTGGGAAGAAATGTTAAGTTTGGTTGCTACAACCTTTTCAAAAGACTAGACACATTCCTAAAAAGAAGTTACAATACATATTGTGTTTAACTGTTAGGAGTTTGAATTGTCAATGCATTTAGAAGGCCCGTGGTTATCTACTACAGGTAAACGAAAAGGCAAACAAAAGTTTGCATCAGCAGATGCCAAACGAAAGAGTGAACAATTGGACAAGGAATGGCGCGATCTACAAAAGCGATGGGGCGTTGAAGCCGATGAGCGTAAACGTCGCCGTGCTATGGAAGCAGAGCCCCTTTCTTACACACTATCAGCGCCCGCTGGACGCAGTACTGCTCATATTAAGAGCTTGGGTCAAGACAGCGGTGTAGCTACCCTAGCACAACCTAAAGTCTACACAGGCACTAAGGTTAAGGGTATTGCCACTATGCATAAGAGCAATGCAGTGCCGGTTTTCAGTGATGAACAGGCCATAGATATTTCGAAAATGCGTAGATAAGTAAGTAACTATCATAAAAAGGAGAAGAAATGATCAAATTCATTAAAATCTTACTTGTATTGATTGGTCTAGCACTTGTTGGATGGATTGGATACAAAGCGGTCATGTATAAACTTGACCCAGATAAGCAGTTGGTTATGAAGAATAACTCAGTGACTGCTGAAGTTAGAAACAAACAATTAGAATGCCTAGCTCGTAATATCTATTACGAAGCAGGTAATCAACCTTTTGAAGGTAAAGTAGCAGTAGCACAGGTTACTATTAACCGTGCAGAAAGTGGACAGTTCCCCAAAGATATCTGTCAAGTAGTCTACCAAAAGAATATAGTGTATGAACGTGTACTCTGTCAGTTCAGTTGGTATTGCGAATCAGCCACTATTCTAAAACCTAAAAACGCAGTCGTATTCAAAGAGAGTGAAATGGTTGCACGTCAAGTTCTCTTAGAAGGGTTTCGATTGCCTAGTTTGAAGAACGCATTGTATTTTCATGCTACACATATTAATCCAAAATGGAATCGAGAGAAAGTAGCTGTCATTGCCGGTCATGTATTTTACAAATAAAGGAAAGTTATGCAAATTAGTTTGAGAGAATTGGTTAATCTTAAAAAGATGCGAGATAGTCTTACTGAGAACATTGGGCATCTTAGTGCAGAAACATTGGGCTGGATTGGAGTTATCCTAGTGCATCTGGCTACCATTCCGACATTGGTTGCAATTTTAACTGGATTAACTGAAAAGTTACCACCAGTTGATATGATTGCCTTAATGTGGTTAGGCTTGTTTACTTTCTTCGTCCGATCAGTGATTGCCAAGGACTTACTGAATATTATCACAATTGGCTTTGGCTTCTTTGTACAAGCCATGTTGATGGCGCTAATCATCTTCAAGTAATTATATGGGTATTATACCTATAAAAATTGCAATAAATACATTCTATGAAGATAACATTAGCCGATAAGTCTATTGCGTGGTTTGCTCTCCTGAGTGGATTAACTATCTCTGCTGTGGCCATTTGGTACTCAGTAGCTGGACTAGTTAGTATCTTTGCGGCCGCAGTAATACCTATTATTGTAATGGGTGTGGTATTAGAAGTTGGTAAACTTATTGCTACAGTATGGTTAAAGTTGAACTGGACCCGTGCGCCGGTCTTTATTAGATCATATCTATTAGCCGCAATTGCTATACTAATGCTGATTACCTCTATGGGTATCTTTGGATTCCTAAGTAAGGCGCACAGTGATGCTGGGCTAGTGTCAGGTGATGTACAGGCTAAGATCGCAGTATATGATGAAAAGATTAAAACAGCCAAGGATAACATAGATGTCAACCGTAAGGCTCTTAAACAAATGGATGAGGCTGTGGACCAAGTTATGGGTCGAAGCCAAGACGAAAAAGGTGCTGACAAAGCAGTTGCACTACGACGAGCACAACAAAAAGAACGTGCTCGCCTTCAATCCGAGATTGCCGCCGAACAGAAAACAATTAGCATACTTGCTGAAGAGCGAGCGCCGATTGCCGCCGAGGTCCGCAAAGTAGAAGCTGAAGTAGGCCCTATCAAATACATTGCTAATTTTATCTATGGCGACAATCCAGATGCCAATATTTTGGAAAAAGCAGTCACATGGGTCATCATTATTATTGTTATTGTATTTGATCCGTTGGCTGTGATCCTATTGTTAGCGAGTCAATATTCATTCCAATGGTTTAGGCAAATTAAAGAAGAGTCTGTTGCACCTGCATACGAACCCGATAACGGTCCATTAACAGAAGACCAAATTGAGCAGATTAAAGAAACTACATTAGATAATCCGCACCCACCAGGTTGGATGTTTGATAATATTGCTAAAGAACCTATGAAATTTGTGGACCCAGGTGAACATCCTGCTGACCATCTTGAAACTGAACTTGAAGAGACAAAGCCTGTAGTAGAAGAAAAGTCAATATTTGAAAGTCACCCATATTTGTTAAAGCCGTTTAATCACTTTACAGATACTACTCCTATAGTACATAAACCAGAACAGTTAACAGATACAGAAATTGCCGAAAGTTATATTCCTGTGCCTGAAGAAGAAGACGCAGAATTAGAAAACGCCGAAGAGCATGAAAAAATATCAATGACTCGTTGGAAATTAGAAAATCCAGGAAATAGTCTAAAGAGACAACGAATCTTATTTGAAATGGGAAAGATTGATCGACTACCTTGGGACGACGAATCAAAAAAAAAGAGCAGCTATATGATCAAAGATCGAGAACAACAGATCAAGAAGATCAAAGAATAAGCTATGTGCAAAATGCAGAACAAGGTTCCACATCTATTTGGAATAGAATATTAAAAAATAAGTAACACATGAGTTTCGGAAAAATTAATCTTATTACCCCACCAGATAAACTGTTTAATCTAAATCCTGGATTTTTACTAGTTAAACCTAGTGTAAAAGTAAAAATGCAGTTTCAACAGTTATTAAGTCAAAGTGACGACGATTTAAACGTCTACATCTATGACACTGACGAAACAAACATCGAATGGATGCTTAGTGTAAGTCAGCAAGCAGATACTATTATTATCGATATCGACAATTGTGATAATATTACCAAACAGTTTGCTAGTTTTTTACTAGCACAACCAAATACTCATTATCTAACTACCGACGAAATCACACCTTGGCACCTGATCAGTCGGAATAGGATATATAACTTAGACTGGATATTAGAAGCCCTGAAAGAAGAGGGTGATGATGAAGAAGAAAACGAGGAACCTAATGAAGAATAATGTAATGAGAGGAACTGGAATAGTTCTAAAAGAAGGCGAAGATGTTAACCGTGCTCTACGCCGTTTTAAAAATAAAATTGAAGACGCTGGTACTTTAAAAGTATTACAGAAAAAAGAGTTTTATGAGAAACCAACTACTGAACGCAAACGTAAAAAATCTGCGGCAAAAGCTCGTTGGACTAAAAAGCTCGAAAAAGACTCATTACCTAAAAAAATGTATTGACCTAACTGTCTGTATATGTTATAATAAGTTTCTTAAAGAAAGAAATTTATATGGCAAATACAGATATTATGATCGACTTAGAAACTTTGGCAACATCTCCGGATGCTGCCATTCTTACGATCGGCGCAGTAAAGTTTGATCCATTTGGTGACGACATCAACGATCCAAAGTGTGAAAAGTTTTATGTTAAGGTCGACCTTGACAGTTGCGACAGACTCAATCTTGAAGTTAACGATGCTACACTTGAATGGTGGGCTCAACAAGATCAAGCTGCTCAAGACGAGGCATTCAGCGAAGACAATAGGATTGACATTGTTGATGCATTTAATCAACTGTACAAATTTTGTTGGGGCGCCAAACGTGTATGGAGCCATGGTGCTGCCTTTGACATTGTGATCTGTGAGAATGTGTTTAAAAAGATTGGTAAGGCTGTACCTTGGAGTTTCTGGGAAGCCCGTTGTACACGTACACTTTTTGACATAGGTATTAATCCACACCGTCCACCAGTACTCAAACATCACGCTTTAGAAGATGCATGGAACCAAGCAGTAGGTGTGCAAAATGTTTTTAAAACACTTAAAACAAGTACTACTAGTGCAGGGCAATATATTGCACCATTTGCAAGAGAAAGATAATATGGATAGTCAAACCAAAGAAGTAATGGACATTCTCCAAGAAGAATGTGCAGAAGTAATTCAAGCGGTAAGTAAGATTAGCCGCTTTGGACTAGATAACTATAAGCCAGGTAAACCTAAAACTAATAGGGAACATCTGGAAGAAGAGCTAGGCGATATGTTAGCTATGATCGACATCCTACATAGTATGGATGTTGTATCTTACACTAACATTGAACGAGCGCAGGCTGCTAAAATAGAAAAACTAAAAAAATGGTCAAATATTCAAAATTTAGAGAATATTTGAAATAAATAAAATTGTAAGCAGTGCCCTTTGGGGCTGTTTATAGGGCATGATGCCCAAATTTTAATCTTGCTTAATTAAGGAGAAACATTATGAGCAAAGTCATCGGTATCGATTTAGGTACAACAAATTCATGCGTAGCGATTATTGAAAATGGAGTCGCAAAAGTAATTGAGAATTCAGAAGGCGCACGTACTACACCAAGTATTGTTGCATACGCTAATGATGAAATTCTAGTAGGCGCAAGTGCAAAGCGTCAAGCAGTAACAAACCCCAAAAATACAATCTATGCTAGCAAACGACTAATTGGACGTAAGTTCGATGAGCAGGCTGTGCAGAAAGACATTGACTTAATGCCTTACACTATTGTCAAGGCTGACAATGGCGATGCTTGGGTTGAAGCAAATGGAGAAAAATTGGCTCCTCCACAGATTAGTGCAGAAGTCCTGCGCAAAATGAAAAAGACCGCGGAAGATTATCTTGGTACAACAGTTACGCAGGCAGTTATCACAGTTCCTGCATATTTTAACGACAGCCAAAGACAGGCAACTAAGGACGCTGGTAAAATTGCCGGCTTGGAGGTACTCCGTATTATTAACGAGCCTACTGCGGCAGCTCTTGCTTATGGCGTTGACAAAGTTGATAATCGCGATCGCAAAATTGCTGTTTACGACCTTGGTGGCGGTACTTTCGACGTATCAATCATTGAAATTGCAAACGTGGAAGGCGACAAGCAAATTGAAGTGTTGAGTACTAATGGCGATACATTCTTAGGTGGTGAAGACTTTGACCAACGTATCATGGATTTCTTAGTTGATGAATTTAAGAAAGACACAGGCGTAGATCTTAAGACTGATGTACTCGCGTTACAGCGTTTGAAAGAATCAGCAGAAAAAGCCAAGATTGAATTGTCTAGCACACAACAAACGGCTGTTAATCTTCCGTACATCACTGCTAATGCTGGCGGCCCTATGCACATGAACATTATGATCAATCGTGCTAAACTAGAAAGTCTAGTTGACGAACTAATTGAGCGTTCAATTGCTCCTTGCAAAATTGCTATTAAAGATGCAGGCATAGATGTTAGTGAAATTGATGAAGTTATTCTAGTTGGTGGTATGACTCGTATGCCTAAGGTACAAGAAGCAGTTGAAAAGCTGTTTGGCAAAGCACCACGCAAAGATGTTAATCCAGACGAAGCAGTTGCCGCCGGCGCTGCCGTACAAGGTGCTGTATTAGCAGGTGA